GTGAGGATTATGCTGAGACCATTAAGCAATTAATGCTATCGGATAGGATTTTAGTTAACGATAGACCGGCTAAAATGAATACCAAAAGTACCGAGTTATTCAAGTCAATTAATACACGAATGATTAACTACGAAATGACATTTGATATTGCAAACGATATAATTAATTCAGTAGTTTAATGAGAGACGTACAAATATATATTGAGGGCAAAAGATTAGAGTTATTTAACGATGAGAAAATCGAGATAAATTCATCCGTTCAAAACATTCAAGATATTGCTAAAGTATTTACGGATTTTAGCCAATCATTCACAGTTCCGGCATCGACAATTAACAACCAAATATTTCAACACTTTTACCAATCGGATGTTAACGCAACTATTGACCACCAAATCCGTAGAGAAGCAAAGATTGAAATTGACCTAACCACATTCCGTACGGGTAAGATTCAAATTGAAAAGTCTAACCTAAAAAATGGTAGCGTTGAAAGTTATACGCTTACATTTTACGGAGACATTGTAACGCTATCCGATTTGATTGGAGACGAGAAAATGAACACGTTAGATTTATCCGCCTATTCACATTTATACACTGGCAGTGAGGTTCAAAGTAGAATAACGGATAATGGAAATTTAGACGTGCGCTATCCTTTGGTATCATCTTTACGTGCGTGGGAGAATTCAGGCGGTGGAGTAAATGATATTACACAAACTGCACACGCAATAGCATACACCGAGTTATTTCCCGCTATAAAAATTAGTAGATTATTTGAGGCAATAGAGACAAAATACGACATTGATTTTCAGGGCTTATTCTTAACTGATAAAAGATTTACCGAGTGTTTCATGCACCTGAAAAATAAAGCTGAGTTTAAGTTTAGGACTGCATTTCAACGGGTGGATTTAGTTAGTACATCACCGGTAAATGACTATTTTGATTTAACTACTGATTCACTACATATTCAATACATAGACCCCGCAATCGCAATAGTTGATGGTAATACATCGTATCATAAAATAAGTGTTTTAATTCCTTATGTTTCAACTTCAGCAGTTACATATTATATTGACGTTTATGAAAATGGAATTTATCAAACTACAGTAGTTAAAAATGGTACGGGAACTGAATATATTTTAGAGTATGATAATCAACCCGGATTGGATAAACTTATCACCTTAAATATATCTTCTGATTTTCCGATGACATTAAAGGTAGACATGGTATATGACCAAACATATTATATTGAAGACCAATACGGAAATCCATCCATTCCGCAAAATAGATTACGTATAGGCTTCGGAACTAATCAGTCGTTAATCGGAACTGTTGACCTTTCCGCTACAATGCCCGATATGAAAATAGCGGATTTTATTACGGGAATACTCAAGAAGTTCAACCTTACTTGTTATGGCTTGTCACCTTACACATTTCAAATTGAGCCGTTAGAAGATTGGTATAAAAAAGGTAGGATTTTAAATATAACACCATATACAGATATAGATTCTGTAGATATTGAACGCATTAAAATCTACAAAGAGATTAGTTTTGCACACGAAGTATCTCAAAGTTTTACCAATACTAAATTTTACGATACATTTGGAAGATATTATGGTGATTTACAGCAAGCATATAACTACGAATCAAGTGAATATCAGGTAAAAGTACCATTTGAAAACCTATTATTTCAAAAGTTTACCGGTACAAATTTACAAGTTGGGTATTATTTGGATAAAACATTTGTTCCGTACATTCCGAAGCCATCTTTAATGTACTTAGAAGAGTTAAAAACGTGTAGTTTTAAGTTCAATAATGGTTCAACTACACCAACCATTACAACTTATAGACCATTCGGACAAGATTTAACGTACAATAATTTTAAATGGTCACTCAATTTCGGTGCAGATATTTCTACTTTGTACAATGTAGTGAATCCAAATAGTCTTTATAGCGTATATTACTCAGGTTATTTAAACAACTTATACGCACGCAAGAATAGAATGTATACGTACAAGACTAAACTGCCAATATCTATTCTTACAAGTCTGCGCTTAAATGATAGGTTGATTATTCGTGATAAGCGTTACATTATAAACGAAATGAAATCCGAGTTAACAAGTGGCGAGGTTACGTTTGTTTTGATATTGGATTTTAGAGCAATGAATGCAATAACTACTTCTCCAGTACCGAAACCAAGCGGAACAATTACAGTGCCTATATTGGTAGGAAATCAAGTTACAAAGATTACAATTGATGTAGGTACAACGGGAGTTACTGCGAGCAAGTCAATTGTATATACAGACGAGGAAGTAGTGTTTACTTATCCTGAAAATACAAGCGCATTCTACACTATTGGAACGGAAGATGGCGACGCATTAGTTACCGAGCAATTAATCAAATTACGAAGCGAAGAGGGTGGCGGTAAAGTATACGATATTTTGCTAACTGCGGAATCGGAAGATGGCACAACAGATATTTCACATTTATATATAATTCAAGAATGATAGTTAAACATATTATTGCAATGCTTCAAATTGGTGAGCATTTAGGAGTTTCGGAAAGCATCGAAATTGCCAAAGGAAAGTACAAGTTTTCAACGAGTATTAAAGCACATTGGAAACAAGCGAGGAGAGAAATAATAATGGCAAAAATAAATAGAGATGGCGGAAACAAGAACGATTGAATTAGAAGTTAAGGAAATTGGCATTGATGCTTTAAGGGTAAAATTAAAAGAAGCAAAAGCAAACGCAAAAGCCGTAGCAAAAGAATTTGGAGAAACATCCAAAGAAGCAAAAGCTGCGGCAGCGGCAGCGGGATTACTTGAAAATAAAATCACAGAAGTAAGAGATGCTTCTAAATCTTTAAAGACACAATTAAAAGAGGCACAATTACAAGTAGCCGTATTGTCGGATAAGTTTGGCGCAACAAGTGACCAAGCAATTGCAGCAGCAAAGGCAGCGGGTATTCTTAAGGATAAGATTGGCGATGCAAAAGACTTGACAGATGCGTTCAATCCTGATGCTAAATTTAAAGCCTTAACAAGTTCTTTATCAGGTGCTGTAAATGGATTCCAAGCGGTACAAGGTGCGATGGGATTAATTGGTGTTGATTCCGAAGCGGTAGAAGCGTCTTTATTAAAGGTGCAATCTGCAATGGCATTTGCTCAAGGCATTGACGGGGTGCTTGCATCAGTAGATTCGTTTAGGACGTTAGCAAAAATGCTTGGCATTGTTAAGACTGCTAAAACAGTTGATACTGTAGTAACTGCAACACAAGCAACTGTAACTACGGCAGCATCTGTAGCAACGGGTAAAATGACTATTGCTCAAAGGATATTGAATTTAGTAATGAAAGCTAATCCTATATTCTTAATAATTGGAGGAATTGCTGCGTTAGTTACTGCTTATGCTTTATTTAGCGGCAGCACAGAAACAGCTAAAGAAAAGCAACAAAAGTTAAATGAGTCTCAAGAAGAAGCTGCCAAAGTTATGGAGGCTAATAATAAAAAAATAGACGAAAGAATTGCTTTAGAAAAAGAATTATCTGCGGTTATTACTGGTGGGACAATTGACCAAGAAAACCAAATTAAATTAATGCAAGCTTATGGAGCAGATGCCGTTGCTATTCAAGACGCTAAACAAAAAATACTTCTTGATAAATTAACTGAATTTCAAAATGAAGAATTTAATAGTGGTAGAATCTTTAATGCTAAAGAGAAAGCTGCTAACATAAAAAACATTAAAGATACTCAAACAGAAATACAAGTTCTTACATCTCAATTTAGTAAGGAACAAAGGGATGAGGAAGAAAAAATAAATACTGCAGCTGCTGAAAAAAGAAAGGAAAAAAGAAAAGCAGATTTAGACCAATTAACGCAATTTATAAAAGATGCTACAAAGGCAAATTTAGATGGTGCAAAATCTGACCAACAAGTTGAGCTTGATAATATAGAATTAAAATATAAAGACCAAATTGCACTTGCTAAAAAATACGGAAAAGATACAACGCAATTAATTGAGGCACAAAAGAACGAGCAGAACTTAGTTAATACAAAGTATGCTCAAATTGAGGTAGATATTGAAAATGCTAAGCAAGAACAATTAGCTGCATTAAAGGCTGAAGCTATAAGAAATGCCAAGATTCAAGAAGACGAATATCTATTAACGATAGAAAATTTAGCAGAAGAAAATTACCTGAATACATTATCATTACAAGATAGAGAAATACAATCTGTAAACGATAAATATTTTATACTTGAAGAAGCGGCGAGAGGGAATGCAGAACAAGAAAAGATAATAGCTGAGGCGAAAGCAAATGAATTAGTTGCTATTAATACCAAAACAGAAGTAGAAATAAGAAACAAAAAACTACAACTTGCTGCGTCTGCATTTGATGCGCTCGGTGCTTTAGCCGGTTCATTTAACGCAAAGAATGAATCGGATGCAAGGAAACAATTTAAGATACAAAAGGCATTTAATATGGCAAGTGCAATAACGAATACTGCATTAGCGGTTTCAAGTGCGTTAGCCTTATTGCCGGGTCAAGTTGTGTTTCCCGGACAAAGATTTGTTGAAGCGGGAATAGCGGGAGTTAGTGGACTTGCGGCAGTTGCAAATATTGCTAAAACTCAATTCAATAGTGGTGGCGGAGGAAGTATGAATTCACCAACTGCACCAAGTGGTGGCGGTGGTGTTTCTGCTCCTAATTTCAACATCGTAGGTAACTCCGGAATTAACCAACTTGCGGAACTTGGAGGACAACCGATACAGGCATATGTAGTAAGTGGTGAGGTTACTTCCGCACAAGCATTAGACAGAAATCGAATACAAAACGCAACTTTTTAACTTATAGAAATATGGAGCAAAGACAATTAGTAGAATTAATCATTGATGAGAAAAGCGAAACAGACGAAGTATTTGCAATTTCAGTTGTAAATAAACCGGCTATCGAATCGGATTTTATCGCATTATCGGAAGAAGTTGTGGAATTGAAAGTAATCGATGAGGAGAAAAAAGTGCTTATGGGTGCTGCGTTGATTCCAAACAAGAAGATACCGAGATTAGATAAGAATGATAAGGTATACGATATTTGGTTTTCGGAAGCTACAATCGAAAAAGCAAGTCAATTATTTTTAATGCGTAACTATCAAAATGAGGTAACGATGGAACATAACCACAAATTGAAAGATATGTCAGTTGTGGAATCGTGGATCATTGAAGATGCTGATATGGACAAATCTAAATTGTACGGCTTTTCGTTTCCAAAAGGTACTTGGATGGTAGCTATGAAAGTAGATAACGAAGATGTTTGGAATGATGTTAAGGCGGGTAAAATTAAAGGCTATTCAATTGAGGGCAGATTTTCGGATAGTATGGATTTAAAAGCAATAGAAGAGGAAAACGAGTTAATAGAAAAAATTAAACAAATTTTAAACAATGGCAAAAAATAAGACTTTAAGTAAGACAAGCCCTAAAGGCGGTAAGCGTGGTTGCTTATGTGAGAACGGAACATACAATTCTAAATGTTGCGATGGAACATTACAAGCGCAAGGAATTGGAAGTGGTATTTCTGCAACTGTAAACAATGTTGTTAGAACAAGTAGCACAAGAGTTATAACAAATAATTAAGCAAAAAACTAAAACAAAATATAAACAATTTAATTATAGTAATATGAACATTATAAATCAAATTAAAACACTCCTTAATATGGAAGTAAAATTAGAGCAAATGAAGCTCGCTGATGGAATGACAGTTTTAGAGGCTGATTCATTCGCACCTGAAATGGAAGTTTTCGTAGTTACTGAAGACGAGCAAAAGATTCCTGTACCAATCGGTGAATACGAAATGGAAGATGGTAGAATCTTAATTGTAATGACTGAAGGTCTTATTGCTGAAATTAAGGAAATGGAAGCAGAAGTTGAAGCACCTGAAACTGAAGTTGAAGTAGAGGTAGTTGCTGAAGTTGAAGCACCATCCGTTTCTGCAACACCAAAAAAGACTATTGAATCTGTAACGAAAGAATCTTTCTTTTCGGAAATCGAAGCACTAAGAGCAGAAATCACAGAATTAAAAGCATTAGTAGAAAAATCCAAAGTTGAAGAAGTTGTAGAACTTGCTGAAACTCCTAAACCAATTTCGTTTAATCCTGAAAACACTACACCGGTAGAGGTAACGAGATATGCAAATGGACGCTCACGTTCTGTAATGGATTCGATATACGAAAAATTAAATAAATAATATAAATAATAAACTAAAAAAATTAAATTATGCCAACTACAGTTAATGTAAGTACCAGTTATGCTGGTGAGTTTGCGGGGAAATACATCGCTGCTGCTCTTTTGTCCGCTCCAACTTTAGACAAGAATGGAGTTACAATTTTACCAAACGTAAAATACAAGCAAGTTGTTAAGAAAGTAGCATCTGATGCTAACTTGATTAAAGATGCTTCATGTGATTTCACGCCAACGGGAACAGTTTCTTTAACAGAAAGAATACTACAACCAAAAGAATTGCAAGTAAATCTTAACCTTTGTAAGACTTCATTTGAATCAGATTGGTCTGCAATCGAAATGGGTTATTCTGCATTCGATGTATTGCCAAAAACATTCGCTGATTTCTTAATCGCACACGTTTCTGAAAAAGTTGCTGCTGCTACTGAGACTTCAATTTGGACGGGTGTAGGTGCTACTTCAGGACAATTTGCTGGATTTGGTTCAATTGTTTCTACAGATGCTTTATTGCCGGCTGCTCAAGAAGTTGCGGGAACAACAGTTACTGCTGCTAACGTAATTACTGAATTAGGTAAAATCGTTGATGCTATTCCACAAACAGTTTACGGAAAAGAAGATTTGAAAATCTATGTTGCTCCAAACATCGCTCGTGCTTATATTCGTTCGCTTGGAGGGTTTGGCACTTCGGGTCTTGGAGGGTCAGGTACAGATTCAAAAGGAACACAATGGTATACTAACGGAGAGTTAATGTTCGATGGTGTTGCATTGTTTGTTGTTAACGGACTTGCTGCTAATACTGCTATTTGCGCTCAAACTGCTAACTTGTATTTCGGCACCGGATTAATGAGTGACATGGCAGAAGTTCAGGTCTTGGACACCTCATCCACATTAGGGGACAAAAATGTAAGAGTAATCATGCGTTACACAGCGGGTGTACAAATTGGAGCAATCGAAGACGTAGTAACATACGGAATTCCTAACGCTGCAAACTAATTAATTAATTTATAAACTTTAAGGGGATTGGAGTAGTCCTTTCCCCTT